CCAGAAATGAAGAACCAGTTGAAAGAAGTTGCTGCACAAGAGCTTGGGATTGCTGACATGACCGCCGATAAATATGCTGAGCTGCAGAAAGACGGCAAAATCACCGCTGAGATGGCACAAAAAGCCTTGTTCGAGTTGCAAGACAAATACAAGGATGCGACGGCTAACTTCTCAACCACTATCGGTGGTCTTGAAAGAACTATCCAATCTCGTATGCCAGCGGTGGTCGCTGCTTTCCGTGACCCAATCGACAAAATGAAAAATCCCTTCTTGCAACAGATTGGGGATTGGGTTGCTGACCCTAACACTGAAACTAAGTTCAAAGACTTAGGGGAACACGTTTCCAAGGGGTTAGGCACTATCATGGATGCCTTCTCTAAAGTGTTTAATCTCGGTGATGGCAAAGATAAAATGAATAACTTTATGGACGGTCTTAATAAGGTCGTTGATAAAGTCAGTCAAAGTATTGCTAATAACGCCCCAAAAATCATCGCTTTCTTCAAAGAAATCAAGGACAGTATAGGGCCATTATTAAGCATTGGTAAAGAATTTGCTAGCGGTGTTTGGGAAACGGCTTTAGGCATGATTAAAGGCGTTGCCGGTGCGTTAGGAACGATGGCTGGAAACGGCAAAAAAGCCAAAGCCCCAGTAACATCACTATCCAAGGCTTTGGGCGGTATCGCCGAACACAAGACGGCTATTAAAACAGTCGGTTCTTTGTTTGCTGCTTATTTTGTAGGTTCTAAAGTCGCTTCAGGGGTTATAAAAGTTGCCAAAGCTATCCAAATGTTGAAAAATTCCACAGTAGCTATGACCGTAGCACAGAAAGCATCGGCAGTGGCACAGAAAGCGTGGAACTTAGCTATGGCTTCCAACCCTATCGGATTGATAGCGGTAGCGGTGGCCGGTGCTATCACTGCTTTGGTTTTACTCTACAAACACAACAAGAAATTTAAAGCCTTTGTAGACGGCATGTTTAATGCTGCAAAAAAAGCCTTTGATAAAATCTTTAAGGTTACCAAAGAAATCTTTGGTAAAATCATTGATTTCTTTAAGAAGGACTGGAAACAAGTCCTTTTATTTATTGCCAATCCTATTGCTGGGGCTTTTGCTTTAATCTATAAGCACAATAAGAAGTTTAAGAAGTTCGTTGATAGCACCGTGGACCATGTCAAAGATATGGCTAAAGGTGTTGAAAAACACATGAGTAGCCTTAAGAAAGATTGGGGCGAAAAGTGGGATAACGTCAAGAAGTTCGCATCTAAAACATGGGAAAACATCAAGGGTAATGCTAGTGAAGCGATGATTGCTCTTGGTAAAGATATTGACAAGAACCACAAGGGCATCAATAAGAATTGGTTTGACGGTTGGGAAAACTCTAAGAAGTTCCTTTCGAAGAAATGGGATGAGATTGGAGCGTTAACGCAAGAGAAATTTGGTGTTAACATTACCAAACTAATCACTGATGCCTTAACCAACATTGGTAATTTCTTCAAGAATACGTGGGATAATGTCAAAAAAGGCTTTGGCGAAATGTGGGACGGCATGAAAAAACTTGCCGGTGACGGTATCAACGCTGTCATTGCCTTGCCAAACGCTGGTATTGACGGCATCAATAAACTGATTTCTGATTTTGGCGGTAGCAAAGAAGCTATCTCTAAAATCCCGAAAGTTAAGTTCGCCGGTGGTACTGGTGTGTTTAACTCATACCGAAACCCAATCACTAAACCTACGTTAGCTACACTCAATGACGGTTACGATAGCCCAGAGACTAACAATCAAGAGATGGTAATCTTGCCTAACGGTAAGTCATTCTTGCCACAGGGCAGAAACGTTGAATATCTCTTGCCGGCTGGCTCTGAAGTAATCAACGCTAGTGAGTTAGCTATGCTCATGGGTGTTGAACGTGGAGCGTTTGCGAAAGGTACTGGTTTCTGGTCTAAAATCTGGGATACGGCTACTAACGTGGCTGGCTCGGTGTGGGATACCATGAAGAACGGTGTCGATAAATTCATGAAAATGATTGAGTTTGTTACTGATGTCGTTAAAGACCCCGTTGGATCATTGGCTAAAAAATTCAGTCCTAATGCTGATAAGTTAGCTGGTATGTTTAACCCGCTCGGTAACGCCTTGTACAAGAAACCCGTCGAAGAAGCTAAGAATTGGTGGAAAGAGCTTTGGTCTATGGCCAGTGCCGCAATGGATGAAGGTACCGTCGCTATGGGTGCCAAAGGTGACGACTACCGTTTCAAAGATAAGGCTAAAGACGCTGGTGCTGACCCGTGGGGTTACTTCTATCGTGAGTGTGTATCATTCGTTGCCAGTCGTTTGGCTAACCTTGGTGTTAAACCTAGCTTGTTTAGTCACCTCGGTAACGGTAATCAATGGATATCTGCCAGCGTACCACATTTAAGCAGACCTAAGCCGGGAACGGTAGCGGTTTATACTGGTGGTCCAGTTTCAAGCAACCACGTTGACTTTGTAACGGCGGTACATGGCGATACCTACGACGGTGAAGAATACAACTACGGTGGTAACGGTCAGTATCACCAATATGCAGGTCGTCATATCTCTAACGCTGCTACGTTCCTTGATTTTGGGGTGCGTGATAGTGGTGGCGGTGGTGAAGATAATAGCAAACCGCTTAAAGACCGCAATAGTCCACTTCAAACCTTGATTAAACGTCAAGTCGGTGGCATGTTCGACTGGATTAAGAAAACCCTTGGTCCATTGCTCAGCCCTGCCGGTGGTGGTGAAGATGGCCCTCAAGGTACTGGCGTAGCAAGATGGCGTGAATCAGTAGTTAGAGCATTGAAAGCAAACGGCATTGAGCCTAATGACTTCCGTGTGTCTAAGATTTTGGCGACAATCCAGCGTGAATCTGGTGGTGACCCTAACGTCCAAAACAATTGGGATAGTAACGCCAGAGCTGGTACACCGTCTATTGGTTTGATGCAGACCATTGGGCCTACATTCAACGCTTACAAACACCCAGGGCACAATAACATCCGTAATGGTTATGATAACTTGCTTGCTGCAATCAACTACATCAAACACCGTTACGGTACATCGGATGCAGCCTTTAACCGTGTAGCCGCTTATGGCTATGCTAACGGTGGTCTAGTCCACAAAAACGGTGTTTATGAATTAGCTGAAGGCGATATGCCAGAATATGTTATTCCAACGGATATCGCCAAACGTGGCAGAGCGTGGCAACTACTCACTGAAGCAGTGGCACGTTTCGCCGGTGATGCCCCACAAGGCAATCACGATAACACTTCAGATCGTGAGCGTGTTTCTGTACTCGAAGATAAATTAGATGTCATGATTGATTTGCTAAGTCAATTAGTAACTAATGGCTCTAACCCAATCGAGATCAGAAATGTCATCGATGGTCGAAGTGTGTCAAACGGGTTAGCACCCTTTATGACAAAAGCAACAAACGATTATGAACGCAGGCAGGCGTTGTTAGGAGGTAGCATTATTTGATAGGAATGTCAGTAACTTATGACGGTAAGAATTTAACCGAATTATTCAATGAAGGGCAAGGGCGTACCGTTCCAGTGGATGTCACTAAGAACGTGGCAGCTAACTTCAATAACAACTATCAAGACCAAGGACGTAGACGTTATGGTCAGCAATTCCTATATAGCACCTTGTCAGTCAAGCAGATTCAAGTATCGTTTACCCTCGTCGGAAACTACGACTACTTTAATACCATTGCTGAAACGCTAGGCGGTTATCTCAACGTAGATAAGCCTAAGCCATTGATTTTCGGTGATGAGCCTAACAAGGTCTGGGAGGCTATCCCGTCTGGGCAAGCGTCCTTAACTGTAGACAAGAACACCGCACCGATTACCGCAACGGTAACGGTAACATTCGATATTCCAAAAAGCTACGGCGAGAATAAGGCGCAAGCCCTAGTAAGTAGCGACGGTGAAACCAAGTACGGAAGTATTAAGAAGATTTCAACTGGACACTATAAGGCTACGCTAAAAAACTTTGGTACGGCTGAAACCTACCCAGATATTAAGCTGAAATTTAACTCAGATAATGGCTGGGTTGGGATTGTGAAAAGTTCTAGCGAAAGCTATGAAATTGGCAATCCTAATGAGACTGACATACGAGATGTTAAGCAGTCTGAAATTCTGTTTGACTATGTTTCTTACAACTGGATAACTAATGGTTTTGCGGTTGGTGTAAAAAATCAAGGGCGTTTTAACGTTAATTCTGATACAGATTTAAACGGGACGCTTGTTATCGATAATACGTGGGGTAGACCACACATAGCACTAGCAAACCGAGGGAGCGGTTCTGGTTTCTTACGTGGGAGTTCGATTACATGGGAGATTCCAGCGGACAGCAATCGAGAAAAGGGCTCACTCTATGAGTATATGTGGTGGAGACAGATTTTTTGGTTGGGTGCGTCTAATGAGTATGGCTTTCTCAAAATACACGTTACTGATGCAAACGGTACTTTTTTGTACGGTGTTGACACCATTAAGGCGGATAACGGTCTAGGTTGTGAGTATCGTTTCCTTGCCAGCGATGGTAAAGGCGGTTATCGCATACTCGACAGAAAGCAATTCTGGGGCACGCATATTATGACCCAAAACCCATTTAACGAACCGCAAGGGTGGTCGGATATGCAACGTTTCGATGACGAAGTACAGTTTTACTTCCGAGGTAGCTATCCTAGATTTAAAATCCCTGAAATCAAGGGGAAGAAATCAGCAAAGATTAATATTGGTTTCTTTGGGATTCGAGATCTCCCGGTCGTGAGACACATGTATCTGGATAGCTTCGTTTACGCTAAGCACCATGTGAACAAAGAAGAAGATATCCCTAACCGTTTCCGTAAGGGCTCTATCCTTGAAATCGACATGGCTAAAGGTAAAACACTAGTTGATAACTTGCCAGCATCTAACGAGCTAACTTACTTATCCGAGCCGTTCAGTATTGGCACTGGTGAAACAGAAATTGACATCTACACATCGAGTTGGACAAGGACTGACCCGACTATTGAAATCACATGGAAGGAGCGTTTCATTTAATGCAAATTTGGATTCATGACAAGAACATGCGTAAGGTTTGTGCTTTGAACAACAACGTTCCGGGCATGCTGCCATATTCAAACAGTCAATGGCATCCTTACCTTGAATACTCAACCAGCACGTTCGATTTCACAATTCCTAAGATTGTAAATGGGAAGTTACATGATGATGTGGCTTACATCAATGATCAGATGTATGTGTCGTTTTACTACGATAACACCTACCACGTTTTCTATGTTTCGCAGTTAGTTGAAAACGATACATCGTTTCAAGTGACGTGTAACAATACTAACTTGGAATTGGCACAAGAGCAGTCAGTAGCTCTTAAAAGCAACGGGGCGCAAAATATTGCATGGTACTTAGAACACCTTGAAATTCTAGGGTTTACCAATCTTGAAATTGGCGTTAACGAGGTATCTGATAAAACAAGAACGCTTGAGTTTGAGCCACAAGACACAAAACTGGCACAATTACACAGTCTCATGTCTAAATTTGATGCTGAATTTGCCTTCCGTACCGAATTGAATCGAGACGGCACGATTAAGCGTTTCGTGATTGATATCTACCAAATCCCAGACGAAACTCACCATGGCATTGGTAAGGCTCGTGGGGATGTGGTACTACATTATCAGAATGAGCTCAAAGGCGTTCAAGTCGCTAGCGATAAGACCCAGCTATTTAATGCTGGGGTATTCACTGGTGCCGAGGGTGTCAATCTTGAAAGTGTTGAGTTTGAGGAAAAGAATGAGTTAGGGCAAGTAGAGTTCTATTCACGAAAAGGCAGTAGCTATGTGTTTGCACCTCTGTCTAGGGAGCGTTACCCATCTACAATGAATCCAAACAACGCTGACAACTGGACACGCAAGGACTTCCAAACCGAGTACAAGGATGTAAACTCATTAAAAGGCTACGCATTACGTACTATCAAGCAATACGCTTACCCGTTGCTGACCTACACCGTAGATGTCCACTCTAGTTTCATGGAAAACTACAAGGATGTTAATTTAGGTGATACTGTTAAGATTATTAATAATAATTTTAGAGGTGGTCTAGCTCTCGAAGCTCGTGTCACTGAAATGGTAATCAGCTTTGACATGCCGTTGAATAACTCGGTTGTTTTTTCTAATTACCGTAAAATTGTGAACAAGCCATCGTCTGATTTGCAACAACGAATTGATGAAATCGTAGCTAGAGCCTTGCCATACCGTGTCGAGATCACGACTACCAACGGTACAGCGTTTAAGAATGGCGTTGGTCGTT